TGGTGCCCTCGATGGGGCCGGAAATGGTCAGGGTATCGCCGCTTCGCGCGGTCACATTGAAGATCGCGGAGAACTCGTCAGGCGTGCCGTAAGTACTCTCCCGGATCACTGTCACCGTCAGTGGAAATGTACTGCCGAACTTCGCGCCCGTGCCCGCGTCCAGGACGAGCGAGCCGGAGCCGGCCGTGTAGGGCGAGGCCAGGCAGGTGCTGACGTTGTTCGGGTGTGGTTTGAATATCGTCATAGATTCATCGTGGACCGTGGGGCGTGATCCGTGGACCGTGAAATCCGAATTGAATTCAACGCCCCACGGTCCACGGTCCACGGTTCACGCTACTAATCCGCCGCCACGGCCCGCGAGATGAGGGACGCCGCCGGCCGCTCCCGCCGCATGCTGTGCCGCGCCCGAGTCGATATTGTTTGTTGTCGCCAGGCCCGGCCAGGACGTCGGGAATCCAGCCGCCCGCAGTAAAGCGCCGCCGCCCGCGGTGTTGTTGGGAGTGAAATCACCGCCTGCCGCGTTCGTGAAAGGATCGACCGTGAGCGTGATGCAAGATGGATTCCAGGTTGCCAGCGGTGGCCGGAAATTGGCCGTTGTGTTGTTGCCAGCCGCATTGTTGAGCATCTTGCCCGCGATTGTGGCCACGCTATTTCCAAAGTCGAAGCCGTAAACCGCATTGCCCCACGCGACGTTATTCTCTGCCGTTCCAAGGAATGTTGACGCTCCCCCGAATCCCGACGAATTGCAGCCGTAGGCAACATTTCGGAGCGCCGCTGCGTTCTGGTTGTTGTTGAGGAGACCGATTCCCGGCCCCTGGAAGTTATAGACAATATTGTCCGCGTACAGCGTGGCCGAGAGCGCCGGAGCACTGTTGTTGCCGCCGGCATTCACGGTGCAGCCAATGATCGAATTGGCGCTTCCATTGGCCCCTTGCGAACAGTTTTTCATCTCGCATGACCAGAACGCCGCGGTGCCGAAAGTGACATTGATGGTGTTCTGGTAGCCGTCCCAGCGGCATAGCTCGACAAATGCGTTGCCGTTATCGCATTGCAGCGCCTGGCAGCTCGTGTGCCCTGGCGTGATGCAATTCAGATTCCGCATGTAGGTCTGGCCGTTCATGTAAAACATGACGACGCTGTTGGCCGAGGGCGCGAAGGTGGGCCGGGTCGCATCCTTGTTGAGCATCGTCCGTACCGTGTTCCAGCCGATGACGAACGATGGCCCCGGTATCTGGCACTTGCCCCCGGAGACGTTGGCTGTAGCGCTGAACGTGTAATCCGGTGAAGCCGAATTGGCCTTGATGAAAAGACAATTGACGCCACTCGATACCATCACCGCGCCGGCTTTGCCGGGCGTGGCGAAACACCCGCCCAGACCGCCGTTGCCGCCGGTGCTGGCCGTGGTGCCCAGCGACTTGTCACACGTTGCCGTGGTGCCCGAGACCGAGACTACCTGCACGTACTGCACGGTGAACCCCGTGCCCGATGTCACCGAAATCACATTGCCGACGATGTTCGGCCCGACCGGGTTGGCCGCGCTGGTGTACTGCGTGGTAGTCGCCCCGATCACCATATCGGTGTAGGTGATGCCCGGCGACGTCCCCTGGCTGTAGTCGATCGTCCATGTGCCCCCCGTAGGGCTAGCCGTCGTGGCACAGCCCGCCGCCGTCGTCACGCCTGGTGAGGCCGGTATCGTGGCACTTCCGGCGAGATAACCCGCGCCGGCCGCCGCCGAGAGCGTGGCCGCGTTGGACGCGACCGAGGCGATCTTATACCACCCCGGCGTCCAGTTGGTGCCCGCCTTGATGTAGAGCCAGGCATTAACGTCGCGAGCCGCGAAGTTATATGAGGCCGACGTGACGACCGGCGCGGAAGTATTAGCGGACGTCGCTGCTAGATCGGTCGCCATGTTCGCATTTTGCGGGTCGAAGGCCCCTCCGTTGGCGGTGTCGCTCCCGCCAACGCGAACATCAAACACATTGGTATTTGAGAGCGCCATCAGCGACTTGTCAGGTCGTCAGAATCTTGCCTTGGAGACGGGCCGCGACCGTGGTCGTGATATAAAACGCGGTGACGTTGGCGGTGAAGGGGTTCGGGAAATAACCCTCGGACTTGCTCCACGCGAGCGGTGAGCCGGGCTTGAGATTGATCGTGTCCGTTGGCGTGGTGGCGTTGTTCGTCTCGATCTTGAGGCCCTTATCGGAGATCAGAAAAGCGCTCTGCACATTCGCCGCGGTGAATGCCAGGGTGAGAAGCTGATCGGTCAGGCTTGCTCCATACTGCTGATCGAATTCGATGGCCGTCACCCCGACCTCTGACTGGGTTCCTGAAAGCGGCGTACCGCCCGAATCACTCGAGATGGAGAACGTCAGTTTATGGGTCGTGCTCACTGAACGTACTCCTCACAGGTCACTTCGTAGGATCGATTGCGTTCCTCGACGTTGTTCACGTTGAGAATATTGAAGATTCTCTGATCCTTTAGCAGCTTGTATCGCTGCTTGGGATTCGGCTTGATGTCCGGGCCTAGATACCGATGGTTCACGAAGTGGGAGGCCGTGGCCCACACTTGCTTGATATTGAGGACCTCGACCCCACGCAAGGGCCTGACTTCGGCCGAGAACGTCGCGACGTCGGCCCAGCCCTGGATCGGCTGGCCATAGCTGTCGAGAGTCTCCACCAGATCCTGGAGTGTGACTCGCTGGCGAAGTTTGCCCGACTGGATGGGCTTCACGGGTAGGAGCCCCACGCCAGCGGAGCGAGCAGGGCCTGGAAAATCGGGTTGCACTGGTACGCCTGCGTGGCCGTCATCTCGCGCTGTTCGTAGAGCTCGGCGACCATCATCTTGATGGCGAGCTGTGCATTGGCGGGCACGTCGGATGGTAGCGGACCATAGCCCGCCTGGTAGCGGATCGTGATGGCGCCGGGCACGCAGCGCACGCTCGGCCAGGTGACGCCATAGGCGGGATACATCCGGCCGGGCGCGCCTGTCTGGATGAGATATTGCGAGGGGTCGAGCGTCTGGATGTTGCCGTGGACGTCCAGATACTGGATCGACTCGACGGAGATCAGGTCGGGGTTATCCACCTGCATCATCGTGTAGGGTGTGTAAGGATAACCCAGGACCTGGGGGATGTACGCGCTGCCAAAGTACATCGGCCCCAGCGGCTGCGCCGGAAAGGGCCAGGCGTCAAGATAGGTCTCCCAGGTCTGCGCGATGAACGCCCGGGCGATCTCATTTTCACAGACGAGCCTAGCCGCGGTGATCAGGCCGGCGACCAGGTCGTCGTCGTCAGGATACTCGATGCGCGCATGCTGTTTGGCCTCGGCAAGCGAGACAGGCTCGACGGTCGGGCCGGTGATCAGCTTGTTATGCTGGTGCATGGTGCGTGGGGCGTGGAGCGTGGGGCGTGGGGCGTTGAATTCAATTCGGTTTTCGGACCACGGACCACGGACCACGGTCCACGCACGAGAGGTTCACGCTCCACGATGGCCCTTCTCGACCTTGACCGCATGCTCGGCGTGCGGATGCTTTGCCGAGGTAGTTTCCGGGGTGACGGAGCGATGTGGGTCGGGATGATCGGGGCCGGGCTCAGTGTCGATGTTGACCGCGACGGCATAACCGAGCGCGATCCATTCCAGCGCTTGCTCGGCGGGCGGATCAGGCAAGTCGCCGACGTCGAGAGATCCCTCGGGACCGGCCGCAATGGCGAGCATTCGGACTTTCATACTTCTTACCCTTCGCTTATCGTGATGACGGAGCCGGGCCGGCATGGGCGGAACCGGAACAAACTCCAAACCCATGACGAGGGGGTGTAGTGGCCCCCTCGGTTTTCTTGCTGCTATGCCAACTTCAGCCTTGCAAACGCCTCTTCGAGGATCGGGGCGCCGTCCGCCCAGCGCCGAGCGATGAAGCCGACCTCATTTGTACCTGAATACAATTCAACAAGTCTCTGAATCATCATCTCGGCGACCTGGGCAATCCTGTAAAATCTGAAGCACCCCAGCACGGCGACATAGAGCCCAGTCGTGAAGACGCCTGGCGCGTATTCGCTCATCGAATAGGGGATGTCCAGGATGCGATCGGGAGCCCCGCCGGTGAGGCCGGGCTGCCAGATGTATTCCAGGTCATTGCCCCCGGTTGTCGATGCGACCTTGAGCTTGCGGGCTCGCTTGACGAATTCACGGCTGACGATCCAGGCCGTGGCCGGGTCCTGCTGGTAGCCCTGCTTGAGCGAGTATTTCATGTCGATCAGGTTATCGCCGGTAAAGCTGGTGGCCGTCGCGGCAACCACATCGCGCGCCGTACTGATGCCGCTGGCCGATGCCGTATAGACGCCCAGCGGCTGGCCGGTGCCCGAGCCGGTGATGAAAGCCTTCTCCTCGGTCACTCCGAATTTATAGCCAAGCTCTTGATTGATGATGCTCTCCGCGTCGTTCGATAAGAGCAACGTGCGGATCGAAGCTTTAGCAAGTTTGGTGCAAAGCTGCGGCTCCAGGTCGCGGCGGTCGAAGGCCATCGTGGTGTCTTCCGTGACTGCCTGGACTTCAGTGGTCCAGTTGGCATCCGACATGTCGGTGACGAGTTTCCTGATGCCCAGTTTCTGAGCATCGGTCACTGTGGTCACGGAGCCCGCCGCCTCGCAGAGCCTGCGGATATACACCGTGTCCTTGATGATCGCCACGATGTCGGCCGAAATCTGGACGGGCGTGATCAGAAAGCCGCCCTTGGCCGGCGTCGAGATCACGGTGTCGCGGTATTCAGCGGCCCGTGATTGCTCGGCCCGCAGTTCCGGTCTGATCTCGCCGGTT